CAATAGCTGGAATGTAAGCAGGACCATTCGTAGTCATAACTAATTGATTAGTATAACCAGATGGATAACTAGTAAGTGGCGGGGGAGGGAGTATTGCAGTTAGAAGAGAATCAAACTTTCCTGCGACATTAGATAAAAACTTCCAACTGTCTGCAACACTAGTATTAGAAGCAATCGCCGGCCCTCCCTGCACTTGTCCAAAATCTAATGTTCCATTAACTACAATATTTCTCGCACCAGTCCCTGTTACAACTCCTGCACTGAGAGTATTAACTTTAGCTTTAAGCGCTCTAAATTCAGCTTGTGCAGTTTCAGCTGCAATAGCATCTGTAGGCTCAGTAGCATCATTAGGATCAGGGATATATGCCATTACCTACTTCTCTTTAGAATGTATTAGTTATAAGGAAAGATACAGTAACTGCTCCTGTAGCATTAGCATTTCCTGTTATTGTAAAAGTCCCATTACCTCTTGTGGGAGTAACACGTATAAGAGTTGCATCAATAGTTTCAAGTTGAAGTTGAACTATAGAGGATGGAAAAGCATAGCTGTTACCACTAACTATAAGACTGCTCTGACCAGCTGGAATAACTACTCGACCAGCTACTTTATTCATCACTACAGCACCAGGAATTGCTGTCGCATCAGTGTAACATACAGCAATACCGCCATCTACAATAAGTTGCCCGGGCGCTTCCGTAGTCCCAGGTGTAGGAGTCTTATTCTCATCAATGAAGCGAAAGTTTAGAACATCAGTCTTAATAGTTGCATTGTCCACATCTACATATGGAACACTTCCTGCAGGAGGATTAGGGATTGAGAGTTGAGTCCAAACTGTTGATGGATTTGCCATTTTAACTTCCTACACCTTCCTTATCTGCTCTAGCAATCTGGACTTCAATCATGAATTCTATAGTTTTCTCTTCATCATCATTAAGCTTTATATTATTCTTTTTCATATACTTTGCTACTTCTTCAATCCTATAAGTTACATCATCAAATGAATCTATAAGCATCCATCCACTTACTATCTCACTAAACCAATCACTAAGTTGCACCACTTCTATCGTCCTCTTGCAGTAACTGAATTAATCAAGATGTTATTAATCCATGTAGGAACATGACCTCCTGGACCATCATACTTCTTACTAACTGATTCTTTCCCTGTAGATGCAAAGATAGCTGAAGATGCATGGTAGATTATCGCATACGGGAAATCTCTAGCTATCAACTCTTAAAGTTAACTCCATTCGCGCTCGTATCCACATTCGGAAATGCATACCATCCAAAGCGAAGTTGCTTGAAACTACTACTACTCTTAAAGTTAACTACATCTCCAGCTTGATACATTACATCTAACTTCTCTGAGCCATACCGGAGTTCATCAAAGATACTATCAGCAGTGATGAGTTCAAACATAGCCATAGACTGCTGCATATTGACAGCTCCACTGCTGTTGAACAGAGGAGGTAATATGGATGGATTCTGTTGGAAGGATGAGAGTGTAGGATCATCTTTTCTTGCATATGCTAGACTCCTGAATCGAGGGAATTCAGTAGTATCTAGAGTTTGAATGAATGCAGCTTGATCAAAGATGACTGAAGCTTCTAAGATGTCTTTAAGGAAGTAATCCATACTATGAAGGTAGAGAGTAGACGATGCTACTTTCTGCTCAATCTGACCATCTCCACCTTGTAGACTAGACATGTCAGGACGATTAGTATCTTTAACTACTTCAGCAACGAGAGTTGGGAAGTCCATTACTTTAGGACCTTAGAATGTAGTAGGCTGAGCAATACTTCTTATAAGTGCCATAAATCCTTGCTGTAAATTTGTTCTACCAATTGCAACCCATCGTTGATCTACTCCATGAGTATCCATAACTTTCTTAACTATCTCACCAACTGTAATTGCTACAGCCTTACATTCATTCATGAGTGCTAGCTCTTCAGTTGAAAGTTCGCGATAGCCAGTTACTGATGTGTGAGCCATAGATATTCTCCTCTATGAAGGACTAGCAGAGTCAGCGGCCGCCGCATTTATAGAATTACTGTTTCCTATACCCTGAAGATGTGGTGCTTCACTTCTCATTATAACAGTCGCGCCGGGCACTTTAACTCTACTCATTCTCTCCTTAAGTGCTGCAATACCATCTGATCCTTGAACTCTCTGTTCATCATCTATACTTGTCTCAGTATTAGCTGTTCCCTCTGGGACTGCACCTAGAGGAATATCAGGATAGTCAATTGGAATACCTAGCTTCTCTTTAATCTCTCTCTCAAGTTTGATGCGAAGCTCTGCTTCTAGCTCTTCCCGGACCTGTTGACGTATAGTTTCTCGCGGGTTAATACGCATTTTTGCATCTTGCACCTCTTGTCTAGTTGCAAGCCGTATGAAAGGATTTCCACTTATAATTTCACCATCTAGATAGCTTTGTGTAGCTTGAACATCTGTCTCTAGAAAACCACTTACAAAGCCTACCCGTGTTCCATCTTTTCGGTGCAGAGATGCATTTGCAACTGTGCATATATACCATTTCTTTTCAACTATAACAACTGGATCAGCTGGAGTGTATGCCTGGATAGGTTCCACTCTTACCTGCAATCCCTGACTCAGAGGATCAGATGATTGAAATCCAGTCATTGAATTGAAACCGTCACTCATTTGCTTTCTCCTTTCTAGTAACCTAAACCTTGACTGAAGATTCTATGTGCAGTGGATTTTGATATTTTTAATATACTCATTATTGTAGATAAAGCAATTCTATACTCATCAAATTCTTTTCTATAATAATCAACTTGTTCTTGTGTAAGTTTTCTTTGTTTAGGTTTAGAACTTCCTAATACATGAAATAAGGCATGTATATCTCTATGCCTTATTTCTAAATTATCTGGATCGTCGTTAGTTATATCCTCATCAATATGATGCACATGTTCCCAAGTCTCTAATCTTCGTCCTAACTTCTTCTCCATAAGATATCTAGAATAATACATATTTCTTTTATATTTACCAAATCCTACATTAATCTCCATTCTACCGCTATCAGAATTAAAATAAGGCTTTTGTTCTTCTATAGGCTTAAACCACTGCTTACCCATTTCCATATCTCCTGACAAGGGAAGATGCCCGATTTCTACACACTTCGGTGCCGAGTGCTTGTCACATCCAAAGATAGGATGCCGTAGTCCCATATTCTCAACCTACTGCTGCGGCAGTTAGATTAGTGAGAACACCAAAGGCGGGAGGATTGCGTATGACAGTTGTTAATTCTGTCGTGAGAGTCCCGCCAACTGCGTCGATGCCATTATCAGCTGCATCAGTTCCGTTAAGGTTGAACTCCTTATTTTGCGTCTTTCTATCACCCATATATGCGAGGTTGAATGTAGAAAGATCAACTGCAACGGCCGTTTTGGACCATGAAGGATTAGTGTTGAATAGTGGATGTTCGATAATTCGGAATGTTCCTCTTGCGATCTTAATTGTAGAGAACTGCAATCCAAAACTTGTCTGCCCATCAACGAGATAGTATGTTCCATTCAACCTCCCGATGTTATTGAGAACTTTCTTAGCTGTTCCTCCTACAAAGAGAACTCTCTCATTCGCTACTTTAGGATCTGTTGCTTGGTTGAAGAGGGGATCGAATGCAGCTTCGAATTGAGTGTAATTCGTAGTTCCGCCGGCGACTGTGATATTTGCAGCTGCGTAGGAAGGTGGATAGTAAGCAAGGTTTGAGACAATTGAATAGATTCCGTCCATTGTTCGAAATGGCTGTCCATTCCTTGTTCCTGCAAACTTCTGTCCCCAGAACAAAGCTTTTTCGATATCTGCTGCATGGAATGCTGCGCAGTCTTGTCTATTTTCCGCAATGTTTGTATCTCCTGCTATCATCTGTGTAGCACGAACTGTGTCACTTATAGCCCAAGTATTCCGGAAGATTTGAGTTAGATTAGTCACACGGACAGGATTGATTTGAAGTGCATTCGGCCTAAGACTGCTTTCCTCGAATGCAGTTCCAACTTGCCACAAGTTCACATTCGCTGCAATTGCTGCTGCAGCTGTAGAACCCATTGCTCGCTGAACTGAAACTTGAGTCGGTGAGAGAACTGCATTAACAAGAATGTTCTCACCAGTTGTATCAACGCGCATAATCATGCCAGGAATTACATTTGCAGTAGAAGTAACAGTAAAAACTGTGTCTCCAACTGCTTGTCCGGCTGCTGTAAGCGTAAGTTGAGGAAAAAGCATAGTCTTAGAGAAGAATCCATGCTCTGGTTGTAGAGCAGTTTCGCTGGAGAGCATAGAAGTAAGTCCAAACAGAGGCGAAGTTCCATTTGGAAACAAACGAGTAATCATTCCTGCGAAGGATTTCCTTGCAAGATCTTGAGCAATCAGGTTAGAATTGAAGATTCCGGTGGTCATTTTCTACTTCCTACACAGAGAGTTACTAGGTGTTCGGCGCGCGAACTATTGAAACTTTAGAGTGTAGCACCCCAAAGACTATCGAATCTGATAGTTGGACTGAATGTAAGAACATTCCCTCCTGGTGCTGATGGTGCAGTAGTATTAGCACTCAACCTCACTCCTATAAGTCCTCCTTGTCCCTGAGTTACTCCTGTAACTGTAGTTCCTGCAGTAATTCCAGTTCCTGAGACACTCATACCTGGAGTGATTTTAACTGAGCGAGGATCAGGACCTATTGGAAATGCGAAAACACCAGGTGGAAGAACGAAACTAACAAGCGGTGAAGCAGTAAGAAATGTAGTATTCATCACCGCTTGTCTAGTGCTGTTGATGATTGTAACTACATAATCTCGAACAGATGAAGCAGCAATGTTTAGAACATTACTTCCAAAAGCACCTGCAATAACTCCAACTCCTGCAGCAAATGTATGAGCAAATGCTACAGTGTTTTGAACGAGAAGCTCGAATGCAGTTCCCTGAACAGACTCTACATCTGGTGCATTACCAAGAAGTGCTTGGATAATGTTATCTGCAGTATCTGTAGTATCTGTGAAGATTGCAGTAGGACCAGTTCTAGTAATGATCCCTCCTGCAATAAGAGGACCTGTCCAAACACCTGCACCTATTGTTGAGAGAACATTAGGAGTTCCTGCTGTAGCCATCAAGTCACCAGGCATGAACTCATCACTGATTACTGTATTCTTACGCACCATTGGTCTAACGATAGGCATACTACTCTCCTTTTATAGGACCAGAGGGATGGAAACTATTAAGCTGAGCCAGAAGCTGAAAGAGGTTCTACATCAAAGAACTTCTCCCAATCAACTTCCTTAGCTTTCATTCCCATCTGATTCCCATTAGCAGCGAGAGTGTCAGCAGGGTTAGTAATTATACCTCCATTCGCACGAACAACAGCTTGTGCAAAGCCAGTTAGATAGTCAGATGCATGCTTCTTTATCTCTGCGGGCGTCGCTTCTTTGTAGCGCTGAGAGAGTTGAGATTCTAGTGCTTGTAGAAGCGGTGCAGCAGCTGGGTCATTCGAGATCGGATTTTCTGCCACAGCACTCGAAACTGCAAACTTCCTGAGAACAGATGGCATAACTGTTTCATTGAAATTCTTCTCTTGAAGTTGCATAGCACTCTGAACTATTCTTGTAGTAGCCATTGCACTCTGTGCATATGCATTCTGAGCTACTGCATTCACCATTAGCTGAACAGCTTCTGGATCATTCCCTTTCTCTAATCTTGCGAGAAGAGCAGGATCAAGTCCCTGAGAGAAGTTCATTCCTCTCGCTGCTTCCATGATTTTAGAAGCATCCACTTGCATATTAGGGACAAGTGTAGGAGCAGTAGGAGCAGGCTTAGAAGGATCAGGTTTAGCCCACAAGTCTGCATAATTAGCTAGTGGACTCTGATCTCCTGTAGCTGCTGCAGGAATAGCTGCAACACTTCCATCACTATTGATTGTTGATGCAGATGGAACTGTTGGGTTAGCGGCCGGACCACCAGGATTATTTGGTGTAGGACTGGGATTACCAGCACCTGCGGCGGGACCACCAGCACCTTGTGAGAAGGACTTAAAGATATCCATGAAGCTCATTTTCTCTTAGTCTCCATGCCCTATGGTGGAAGAGGATTCATTCAAGTCATCACCAGAGTCTATACCTGCAATTCTAAACTCATCATTTGCAGTTTGATCCCAATTCTGACTTCTCTCAACTTGCTTTCTTGCTTCTACTGCTTCCTGTTGGTAAGTATTATGAAGCTCTAAGAGGAATTTCATTCCATTTATAAGTCCTCTATGATACTCATTAGCTCTTATAAAAACTTCTGGATGTGGATAATCTTCAGCACTTAATGCTAGCTTCTGCTGAGCATATGCAGAAAGTTGATTCTGAATGTGTTGAAGCTGTAAGTCTGAGAAGGTGCACGCATTAGGATAGTCTTTCTCACTGATTGTATAAGAGGTGAAGTCATTAACTTCTACAGTTGCCATGTTACAAGCTTCCTGGGGGACGCGCCGCGGTTGTTGTAACTACTGCTTGTGGGATTGGAACTACTGGAACAGTAGAGGCAATAATCTCAGTTTTGCGCGCCGAACCCGAACTGCTTCCAAGCCAGTAACTCACTACTGTAGTAGCATTAGCAATGATTGCACCAATAATCAAACTAAGATTCTGTGTATCTTTATAAATATAAGCGAATACTAATGCAACTGCGAAAGCTAGCATAGTAACTAAGCTTGTGAGAATAGCACCAAAGCGAGCTAGCGTATCTAGAGACATAGACTTAACTGCTTCGATTCTGTAGTATAGTTAAAGGATGATATGATAACTTGATTCCTCCACTTCTTAACTACTACTATATTACAACTCTTACATCTCTCTTTATATCTCATATGCAGTTTAATTTCTCCAGTAACTGCATCTACTGCTTTTCTAGCATTATAAGTAAATTCTTGGAGAGGTTTAAAGTTTTGACAATGAGAACAGTATTTAATTCCATAAGGTCTAATAACTCCTTGAATCTTAGTAAGCTGGCGATGAGTAAATGCCATCTTCTTTACAACTTACCAAGTCTCTTCTGTATCTCCCTATCAAGATACCATCTAGCTTTCTCTAAATCTTGAGTAGGTGAACCTTTGAGTTCTGCGCGCGAAATATACTTAACTACACATCCTAAATTGTAATTTAAGCCCCAAGCTTCAATAACTTTAATAGTCTCATAAACATCTCCAGCTCTATAGTGTGGAGGATAGTTTACTAAGTCTACTACTTTCTCACTCATTTCTAGTCACCAACTCCTGCAGGTGGCATTGTAGCAAGCTGATTAGTGCTTTCTGCACCGGTATTAGGACCTCTTGGCGGCGCAGACCCATTTCCAGCACCTGGATTACCACTAATTCCTGTTGGTTGCTGAACTTGTGGTCTAGCTGGCATAGGAGTCTTAAATTCTGTTCCTTTCTGTGCAGCTAATGCAGCAGCTTGTTGCCATGCTTGCATCTGCTGTTCATACATAACTTGGTCCTGTGACTTCTCAAATTGAGTTAAGTCCGCGCCGCGAGTCTTCATTATGTAAGAGAATAGCGGAGCTATATTATAGCCCTCAGCGATTTGTGGTGAAGA